TATTTGACTGCCCTAATATTTGGATTTTCTGTAATGTCTTACCAGATTTAAATTTACTCAGTATGGATAGATGGAAAATATGGGATATAGACGATGCGTTTAATTTAGTAAAATTAAAATATAATGATATAGTATAATGGTTAAAAAAGCAACCAACAAATCTAAGCGCTTTGAGAAAAGCGTAAAAGCGATAGTGAGGGACGAACTACAAGAAGAGTTAGAAGATAAAGTAGCGGTAATTGGATTGAGTGATGTAAATCTTGATACACCCTCAATTCCTAATGGTAATGTCTCTGCTTCGTCTAATGTTGTAAGAATATTTCCTCTCATAGCACAAGGTGACGGGCAATACAATCAACGAGTAGGTAATGAAATAAGACTTAAACATTTAGATATTAAGATGTTAATGAACTTTAATCTCCCAGAATTATCCACAAATCAAAATGAGGATGCTGGATTAGGGATTAGAGTTATGATACTTAAACAGAAAGACCAAGCATCCGCCGCGGGTGCTATTAGTGACTTTCAAGGTAATAAACTTTTAGAAAATGGATTGGTCCCAGCATCAGCAGGTCCTGCGCAATTCGACGGGACTACATTTAATTTATTACAAAAAATCAACAGAGAACAATTTAGCGTAAGATACGATAAAACATTTTATATGGATGCGAACTACCGCCAATCAAGCGGGGGAGCGACATCTGTAACACAAACATTCTTCCCACCTAAAACACGAGTTATGTCTAAGAGACTTACCTTTGGTAAAAATGGTCTCAAATTAACTTATGGTGATGGTGCTTCTACTGACCCTACTAACTTCCCTTATTTACTTGTGATGGGATATGCTTCAAGTGTATCATCATCAGTCCCAGGAAATAACCTAATTAGATATAGTTATACAGCAAACGCTAGTTATACTGATGCTTAGATATTTAGGAATAATACAATAATATAATACATTAAAAACTTCATTAATTTATTATATACAGATTTGGCGCCGAAGGTAGATGCGCATGAGGGGTCAGGACGAGGTTTCACTCTCACTCGGTTACGAGTGAAAGTGAGGACCTGCACCTCAAGCGTATCGTAGATGCGCAAAGGCACCTTAGGATGTTGGGACACTACTCATTACTTTAGGAATGTTCCAGTTGTTCCAGTAGGTTAATAGATATATATATAGATAGAGCATTTTTAGGTTATTCCAGCGAAGCGCCTAAAAAATGCGTTTAACCGCAAGAATTATAATATATTCAGGTTATATAAATGAGTAACCCTTGTAGTTGTTTTGACTTTAGATGGAATGGAGAAGGCATAACACCAGAAATGGTTAAGAAATGGTTAAAAGGAGTAGCGAAACGCTTTGTATTCCAACGAGAAGAAGGTGATAGTGGGTATAATCATTACCAAGGACGATTATCCTTAGTGAAGAAGCGCAGAAAGCACGAAGCGCTAAGGTTATTTGAAAACCCACCAAACTATTTTGAACCTACGACCAATAAAGAATACCAAAGTGGAGATGCCTTTTATCAAACAAAAATAGACACCCGAGTAGAAGGACCTTGGAAAGATACAGATGAGGAAGTATATGTGCCTCGACAAGTAAGGGAAATGGGAGACCTGCGACCATTTCAACAAGCGATAGTTGATGATGTGGATAAGTGGGATAAAAGGACAATTAATATAATCTATTGTAAGTCAGGAAATAAAGGCAAGTCTTCCTTGGTCTCGTATATGAGAGCGATGAAGTTAGGACGCGCTTTACCTCCTGTTAATGATTACAAAGATTTATTAAGAATGGTATGTGACCTACCGACAAGTAAGTTATATTTATTTGATATGCCGAGAGCGATGAATAAAGATAAAATGTATCAATTTTATAGTGCAGTAGAAACAATAAAAGATGGATACGCTTATGATGATAGATACAACTTTAAAGAAAAAGTATTTGACTGCCCTAATATTTGGATTTTCTGTAATGTCTTACCAGATTTAAATTTACTCAGTATGGATAGATGGAAAATATGGGATA